ATGAACCCCAAAGCATTGCAGTACATCATGGGACACGCCAACATTGTAATGACGCTGAACTATTACGCCCACGCTACTTTCCATTCCGCACAGGAGGAAATGGAACGGCTGCAAGCCAAGGCAAAAACCACCACAGAGGCCAAGCCGGAAACTGCGGCGGAAAACGCCGAGGAAACCAAGGCGGCATAAGTAGTACGCAGAATTTACTACTACTTTTACTACTTTTGAGAGTGAAAACATGAGGGGTAATAAAAAGATTTGTGAGGTTCTTCCGATATGAAAAGTGCCGGAAAAGCCCGAAGTAACGGGCTATACCGGCATATAAGAACATCTAAAGAGATAATTAGAAATCTATTAAATTATTAGGGTAATAATTGAATATTTACGGAAATCATTTCAATCTGTAATAGCAAATGTTCTTCCCTGCTCCTTCTCTTTTCAATTCACCTGATGATACTAACTTTCGAAGTGAACCTTCAATAGAACTAATGCTGAGTGAAGGACAAAGTTCACGAATATCCTGTTTAGTAAATCGACCAATCTTATTCAGAGTGGCACGTCTTACCATTTCAAGAGCAGGAAGTTTTGTTTCCACTAAAGCAAATCGATCTTCAAAGTCTTTATAAGCCGCAAGAACTGTTCCAAGCAAATATTTGATAAAAGGAACTGCATCCTCCTTACCTTCGTGCCAGCCAATCTGTGCCTGACCAAGTGCGTTATAATATAAATCTTTATTTTTTGCAATTTTTGCTTCCAAGGATATATATTTTCCCACATAAAACCCATTTCTATACAACAAAAGAGTTGTCAGCAGTCGGCTCATTCTTCCGTTTCCATCGTTAAAAGGATGTATACAGAGAAAATCATGGATAAACACAGGAATTGCTATTAGCGGCTCAACTTCCATATTTCCGATTACTCTGTTATATTCCTCACAGATTTTATCCAGTGCCTCCGGTGTTTCGTATGGAGCAAGCGGAGTAAATAATGTTTCCACATGACCGTCAGGATATGTGGCACTGATATAATTCTGCACACTTTTAGTTCTGCCTGCCATCGGATTATTCATATGACTATACAAAACCTTATGCAGCTGCAGAATGTAGTTCTGTGAAATAGGAATCGCATCAAAGCTTTCGTGGATAATATTTAATACGTCACGATAACCAGCAATTTCCTGTTCATCACGATTTTTAGGTGTTGTTTTTTCTTCCACCAATTGTCTGATACGAGTACTTGTTGTTACAATTCCTTCGATGGCATTTGATGCCTCTGTACTTTGTATCTTTGCAATCTCAACCAGTTTCTCCAATTCCTCCGGACGCTGTTTCAGATACATCTCCTGTTTTCCGGCTTCTTTGTATATTGCGGCAATCAAACCAAGAATGTCCGAATCCCACTTTTGATTTTTGATTTCAGAATAATTAAAGGTTCTCATTATTTCACCCCCCTTCCCCTTAAATAATACCATAAAATAAGGTTAAAATCAATGTGTTAAGGGAATATTCCATTAATATCATGCCTATTTTAAGGGTAATTATTCTAAAATCACATAAATGAATAGCATAAGAAAAGCACCTCCGAAGAGATGCTTTCTCGATTTACTATTTCATTTGTTACATATTATCTCGGATTTCTTCCGTTACATCTGCAAGTGTTCCACGAAGAGAACTTCCCGTGTTGCAGTATTTTTCCATTAATTCCTTCCAAAGTGGGTCATTCTCAGGAATTTCAGAAAACCAAACAGAATAATCATCCTCACCGTGTTTTTCCAATACAGTAATCACTGAACTCACTCCTTTTAGCCATTTCCGCTTGCTTTATTTTTACCATAATAGCATCTTTTTTCACATCTATCAAGCTAAGTATAAATATATAAAGTATACTTTTGTTTCAAAAAACAAGCAGTCCCCTTGTGTCATACACGCTTTCGCCCGCATCATTTCCGCAGCGGATTGCTCTGTCCAGTGCCATAATCGTTGCAACAGCACCGTCTATCTTTTCCGTTGATTTTTCCTTATCCGCCTTGATATTTCCTGCCGGGTCAGTACGAATGAAAATGTTGTCCATGTTCCAACGGAGTACAGGATGACCGCCATGTGCAATCCGCTTTTCCAAAACAAGTTTCATTAGTTCCTTTGTCGGGGGAGACATATCCTTAAAGCCCTGTCCGAAAGGCACAACGGTAAATCCCATGCCATCCAAATTCTGAACCATCTGAACAGCACCCCAGCGGTCGAAGGCAATCTCTCGGATATTGAAACGCTCACCCAGTTTTTCAATGAATTTTTCGATATATCCGTAATGCACTACATTTCCTTCTGTTGTCTGCAAATACCCTTTTTTCTCCCACAAGTCATAAGGAACATGATCCCTTCGTACTCTTAGGTCAAGCGTATCCTCCGGCACCCAGAAATACGGCAGGATGATGTATTTATCATCCTCGTCCTGCGGTGGAAACACTAAAACAAATGCCGTCATATCCGTTGTACTGGATAAGTCCAGCCCTCCGTAGCAGACACGCCCCTCCAATTCATCTTCATTAACCGCAAATGCACAGGCATCCCACTTGTCCATAGGCATCCAACGGACAGCCTGCTTTACCCACTGGTTCAAACGCAGCTGACGGAAAGAATTTTCTTCTCCGGGGTTTTGCTTTGCCGAGTTGCAGGCGGCTTCGACTTTATCCATGCCAACTGTGATATCAAGGCTCGGATTGGCTTTTCTCCATACCCTTGGGTCTGTCCAATCATCTGATTCATCCGCACCGTAAATCACAGGGTAGAAGGTAGTGTCGATTTTCCGTCCCTCCAAGATATCCTTTGCCTTTTGATGCGTTTCATAGCAGATGGAATTGGTATCCGTTCCCGCTGTTGTGATTAAGAAGTACAATGGCTGCATACGGGCATCACCGGAGCCTTTGGTCATAACATCAAACAGTTTTCTATTTGGCTGTGTGTGCAGTTCATCAAACACCACGCCATGAATGTTAAAGCCATGCTTGGAATAAGCCTCGGCAGAAAGCACTTGATAAAAGCTGTTGGTTGGCGTGTAGATGATTCTTTTCTGCGATGCAAGGATTTTCACACGCTTATTCAGTGCCGGACACATCCGCACCATATCAGCCGCCACATCAAACACGATGGTTGCCTGCTGACGATCAGCCGCACAGCCATAGACCTCGGCTCGTTCCTCACCGTCACCGCAGCACAATAAAAGTGCCACAGCCGCCGCAAGCTCTGACTTGCCTTGTTTCTTTGGAATTTCAACATAGGCGGTATTGAACTGTCGATAACCGTTTGGTTTCAGCGTACCGAATAGGTCACGGATAATCTGCTCCTGCCAGTCGATAAGTTCAAATTTCTTTCCTGCCCATGTGCCTTTGGTGTGGCACAGGCTTTCGATGAACATTACCGCAAAATCAGCAGCATCCTTATCATAAATGCTGTCCTCAGCTTTGAACTTGGTGGGTATGTATTTCTTCAGTTTTCTCAAAAATCTCACCTTCTCGTTAACGAAAAACACGCCCTTACGGGCGGTTCTTCGGGAATCCTCTGCTTTAGTTGTATTCCTTCATCAAAATGGCAAGTGCCGTCTCGGTTGCTTTGTCAGTTGGGGCGATGTCCAGCCCTCTGTCGTAGCTGTAGGTGATTTCACCGTCACGCTTTAACATCAGTTTGGAAATCCTGCCACCGTCAATGCCGTAGTATTCGCTCGGCTCTTCGTAGTGCTTGACCCAGTAATGGAAAATGCTGTTATGAACCTTGATGCTGCCTTCTGCCTACATGGTTTATGCCTCCCTTCTTACTAGGTTGAAATCAGTAATGCTGTAGCCATTCTTTCTGCAGTAATCGCAAATCCAATCGTCTGCGATTCTTGCGTTCTTGAAAGTTTTGAAATCCATCCAGACCAGCTTGCCCGGCTCGATTGCCGTCAATGCTCTTACTACCCAAATCGTGTTCTTTTTCATGGTGTGTACCCTCCGTTTTTCTTTTTGTTGTACACATATTCGCTCTAAAAGCACATAATAGCAAGTCATATCCGAGCCATATATGTACCAAATATCTGCGGAGGAATTTGTGTAGTTTATAACTGCATGGAACGGTGAATGGCGTCCAAAATCTTCTCCTGTTCTGTCGGTTCAATGCCGATACTGTCCAATGCCTCTCGTGTACCGCAGTCCGGACAAATCAGCGTCCGACCGTCTTTTCTCGAAAGAGCCGACACACCATGATAGGCGTTATGACAACGTGGGCAGATTTTCAAATCATCTGTATTTTTATTCTTCATGACTCATCCTCCTGCTGTTTTTAATAGCTTTCATTAGGATTTTTTCGTCAAAGTCAAAGTCTCTGTATCCGTCCAAACAGGTGTGGACATAAAACTCACTCGGACTGCCAAGGTGTCTGTTCTCGTGCATGATGTAAACATAGCATTTTCTGTTTTGGACTTTTCCTGTATGAATACTTTTTACAGGCAGTTCCATTTCCGCTTTGTAATAGAAGGTCGGGAAGCCCTCGTAGCGGTCAAGTGATGCCTCGTCTGCGGCTGTAGTTGCCCACACAGCAACAGGAACACTGCCGCCCTTCTTCCTTTCAATGGTAAGGTAAGAGCCTGTCTGACTGCCTTTGAACAGCAGTTCATAGTCCTTGATTTCCGATGTTCCGATGATTTCTGCCTGCGGACAGCGGAATCTCATTTGTTCCTTGTTTAGGTTGCTGCCGTAGGCAATGTAGTATTTTCTTTTCATATATTCTTCATCCTTTCCGAAGAGCATACCCTTCTACCGCCTTAAGACCGCCGAAGCGGTCGGTTTATTAAGGCTTTACAAGGCTATACTCTTGCGGTTCTGAATGCCGTATCCCCTGCAAGTCTTTTGGTAAGAATTTCTCTTGCCGTTTTGAACTCGTCACCAATAAAACCAAGTCTTAAAAGCCAAGTTCTCATGGCATATTTAGGGTTTTCGTTCTGCTGTGGTTTCGGACTTGCCGTTTTCACCGTTTTTGCCATTTGGCTCAGTGCAAGGCAAAGCTGAATGTAGCTTTTCAGCTGTCCTGCATGAAGTCCGTTTTGTCTGTCTGCTGTTGGAGCGTCAAATTGAAAAAGTCTGAACTCTATTGTTCCCTTTGTAAAGGTTGCGTGGTAGTTGAGCATATGGTATCGGCTGTCATTGTAGTGATGGTTTCTTCCGTAGCCTGCTCCGTTTGCAGTGTACCAAATGTCTGCGAAATCAGCCATTGTCTTCGGTTTTTTCCTGTTGACTTCTTCAAGGAAGTTAGGGTTTACCGTTCTGCAGTAGCGGTGCATTCTGCCTCGGTCGAGGTTCAAAGCATCTGCAATCAGGCTTTCGTGACTTGCCATAATGTTTGCAAGGTTTCTCATTGTCTGTGGTGTGTGTCCCTTTGCTCCAATGTGAATGTGAACTCCGCACCCTCTTGTGGCATCACTTTTCGCCCCTGCTTTGCGAAGTCTTCTGATAAGTTCCTGCAAGGTTTCCATGTCCTCGTATTTAAGGATTGGCGTTACCAGTTCGCATTTATGGGCATCGTCTCCCGAAATGCTGACGTCCTTCTGAAATTTCCATTCTCTTTCCTGACTGTCCCAAGCCGACCATGTATAGTAACCGTTTATTGATGCCGTATTCTTATATCGTCCCGTTCCGAAAAAGTCGGCTGTAAGCTTTGCCGCCTGTTCTCTTGTAATGTTGTTCATTTCTACTTCAACGCCTATGGTCTGCTTTTTCATCTCTGAAATCTGATTTGCGATTTTCTCGTTCATTGTGTGTACCTCCGTTTTTCTTTTTGTTGTACACATATTCGCTCTTTTTGGCAGATATAGCAATACGATTACTACACAATGTTTTCCGCAGCATCTTGTGTATATCTGTTGTCGGCTCGCTATATTTTGCGTACTTCATCTTCACCGTAAATCACATTCAAATGAGAGCCGTTGTCCCAAGCAACAAGGAGAGATGCGGTATCATCCACGCCTTCAACAGTACCCTTTGTGCCAACGGGCGGAGCCTGTATATCATCCATTTTTACAAGCTCCACTCTTGTGCCGATAGGATATTGTTTTCGTACCTGTTCTACAATCTCTTTACTCGGAAATCTCATTGTCGGTTTCCTCCTTTGCCGTTTTGAAGGCACTGCTGCCGGTCAGATTTTTCAGCAGGATCTTTCGGTCTGCCTTGTACTCTGCGCCGATGAAGCCAAGTCTCAGGAGAAAGCATCGGAATGCGTATTTCTCATTGGTGACTTCCTTTTCGGCAGAATTTATGCGTTTCTGTTCCCTGCTCATTCTGCACAGTGCGGAAATGAAGTCGATATAGGCTTTTGCCGTTTCCGCATCTGAACATATGGAAAACCAAGGGAAAGAAACCGTATCCTCGGTAACTTCTATGGGTAGCTCCGCAATGCCCAGTGCCTTTTTAATAAGACTGCCTTTGGCATCAAGCAGCTTTGTAAGGTTTTCGACTGCAACTGTTTCAAGCGGAACTGCCACTGTCAACGCAGTACTTTCGCCCTGTGGCTCGGTATCCGTTTCTTCGGACACTTTCTCAGCAAGTGCTTTTTCTTTGCTGTCGGCGGTTGTAAAGCCACGCTCGGCAAGCTGATACAAAAGGTCATTGATATCCTTTGGGAACACGTTGTCTTCAAACTCCAATGCTCCGTTTTTATCAACGATAAGTCCTCCGAAGTCATATGACGCAGTCGGCATTCCCATATATTTTGGCTTTGTTCTAAGAATTTCCGCAATAGCCGTAACCAGTGCTTTTCTTTCTGCTCCCGTTCTGTTAAATTCAATTCTCATTCTGAGTACCTCCTTTGTTTTTTTCGGTACTACATATATCACTCTAAAAGGCACATATATCAAGCATTTTAGGTGTAGAATAATCTGCAAATTATTCTGTAGGAAACTGTGCGTAGTACACAATTCCTGCCAGCACAAAGCAAACATTGGGAAGTGCCACACCATTTCCCCACATCTTATATTCCGCAGAATCGGAATGTGGATTTTTCAGCCACTTTACTATCTGATTTTCCGTTTTCGGCTTTTTTGAAGTTCCAACAAGCTTTCTGTGCGTTTCAAATACCTCAGTCCAGTACGAAATATCTTCATCAGTTGGGTTTTCCGTACCGAGATCATCACACCACCAGTCGGGAAATCCCTGCAGCCTTGCACATTCCGTTGGAGTCAGACGGCGAACAATGTAATCCATAGCATTTTCATCATTCACAATAGGCGGATCTTTATAATCCGTAGCCACCAGTGTGTTTGCCATCTCCTCAGAAACCTCCATGAAAAAAGATGCCTTGCTGGAAGAATAGGTGTAATGTGCGACCGCACCGGGACCCTTTGCCACAATAGTCGGTTCCAGTTCTTCCTCCACAGCAAAGCCGAATTTTGCATTTTGCCCTTGGTTGAATGCCGCTCTGTCGATGCCGTAGGCTTTCTCGCATACGAAGTTGAATCCTGGATTCTTCAGCTGCTGACTGGAATGACCCTTTGGGCCGTCATTGGCAGATAAGGTGGCAGTCTTTTCACAGAATGCCACCACATGGCGGTCTGCCGTATTAAGCGTAAAGCTGATATCTTCTCCGATGCCGCTGCCCTGAGGACCGTTCTTCTCGGCTCTGCCGATCATGGAACCCTGCACCACCACCACAGCCATGCCGCCTTGATTGCATGACGGATTTCTGCCGTTGGCATCCAAACATCTTGAAGTCTCCGCTTCATAAAAGCCGCTGTGCGGATTGTCCGATTTCATAGAGTTGCTGTCCTTGGAACAGATACCATAGCACTTGGGTACGAACACCGTTTGGTCATTATTACAGGAGAGCGTTGCAGATTTATTTTCCTGTATCAACGCTCCTTTACCTCCGCCATCACATACGGAACGGATTTTCAGCGTTTTCGGCGTTTCCAATACGAACGGCTGATTGTTTCCGCCTGTTCCGTAAGCGGAAAGCACTGTTTGTGCCACATAAAGAGGACCTTTATATCTGGTGTCTTGACCGTGATTTTCAAATACAAGGGGTGGATGATTGGATGTTGCACGAAGGGTTGCGGTGAGATCCTCTGTCACATTCATCTGCTGACCGCCTTGGTCATTTAGGCAGAGGCTTGACGCTCCAATGCTTTCTTCAGCACCTCCGGCAGTTCCTTGCCACGAACGGAAGCCCTGCGGAGTATACCCTGACACGCCTTCGGACTCAAATAATATTTTTCCGGCACTCCCGCCATCAAAATCTGCGACAAGGTAGATACGTTTTCTTCTCTGGGGTACTCCCCAATACTGCGCATCGAATGTTCGCCAGGCAATATCAAATCCTTCTGCCACATCAATGTGTCCTGCGCTTGTCCATTTTCTTTTCGGAGGGACAGGGATAGAAACGGAATCGGCTTTGACCGAGCATACAGATGCAAGGACTGCCTTGAAGTCTTCTCCTTTGTTACTGGAGAACGCACCGGGTACATTTTCCCAGACGATAAATCTCGGATATCTTCCATTGGTTTTGCACCTCATTTCTTTTACGATTCGCACTGCCTGATAGAAAAGCGAGGAACGCTCCCCGTCAAGACCGCTACGTTTTCCCGCTACCGACATATCCTGACATGGACTGCCGAAGGTAATGATGTCCACAGGCGGAAGAACGGCACCGCTGATTGCGGAAACATCTCCATAATGTTTTACCCAAGGCATTCTTTTTGTTGTGACACGAATAGGAAACGGCTCTATCTCCGATGCCCACAAAGGGGTAATGCCGGAAATCAAGCCGCCTAAAGGAAATCCGCCGCTGCCGTCAAACAGACTTCCCAGTGTTAAGTTTTTATTCTCCATCGGCAGGCACCTCCAGATCATCAAAGCAAATGGTCTTGCCGTTACGCACCACAGACACATTTTCCGCAGTGCCGACCTGCTCAATGTAGCGTTTTACAATAACATCGCAGTATTTTTCATCCAACTCAATGGTGTGGCAGATTCGATTGGTCTGCTCACAGGCAATGAGGGTACTGCCGCTGCCACCGAACGGGTCAAGCACAATGCAGTTGCTCAGGCTCGAATTCTTAATCGGATAGGCAATCAGCGGGACTGGCTTCATGGTCGGATGGTCACTGTTTTTCTTCGGCTTATCAAACTCCCAAATGGTAGTCTGTCTGCGGTCGGAATACCATTGATGCTTACCGTTCTTCTTCCATCCGAACAGGCAAGGCTCATGCTGCCACTGATATGGACTTCTGCCAAGAACAAGGCTTTGCTTTTTCCAGATACACGTTCCGGAAAGATAAAATCCTGCGTCTGCGAATGCTTTTCTGAAATTTAAACCCTCGGTATCAGAGTGGAATACATAGATGCTGGCATCGTCTGCCATTGCTTTTGCCATGCAGGTAAAAGCATCGAAAAGGAACTGATAGAACTTTTCGTTTTCCATGTTGTCATTCTTAATTTTGCCTGCGGTGCCTTGATAATTCACGTTATACGGAGGATCCGTCACCACAAGATTAGCTTTCTTGCCGTTCATCAGCAAGGCGTAGCTTTCTTCCTTGGTGCTGTCACCGCAGAGCAGTCTGTGGTTTCCGAGCAGCCAAAGGTCACCGCTTTTTGTGACAGGCGGCTTTTCCAATTCCGCATCCACATCGAAATCATCATCTTTCGCATCGTCCGCAGTATCAAAAAAGCCTGACAGTTCCGATTCATCGAAACCAGTCAGACTTAAATCAAAATCTTCTGCTTGCAACGCTTCGATTTCCACCTTCAAAAGCTCCTCATCCCAGCCTGCATCCATTGCCATTCGGTTGTCGGCAATAATGTATGCTTTCTTCTGTGCTTCGGTCAGATAATCCACAAATACACAAGGTGCCTTGCTGATGCCTTCTTCCTTCGCCGCCATGATCCTGCCATGACCGGCAATTACATTGAAGTTCCTGTCAATAATGACGGGATTGATAAAACCAAACTCCCGTAGAGAAGAACGGAGCTTGTTAATCTGCTGTGCATTGTGTGTACGAGCGTTATTCACATAGGGGATCAGTTTATTGATGTCCACCAACTGCATCTCGGTTGTTGTTTTGCTCATTCTCCTCACCTTCTTCCCAGTAGTTTGTTCAGTCTATTTTTATTAAATTTTGTTCGTTCTGTTTTCATCCTTTTCTCCTCGCTCGGAGCAGAAGCTCCATTGTATCATTTGGGTTATCCTCGAACACCTCAGTGCAGTTCTGCTTTACGATGTCGTAAATCTCATACCAGATGAGGTTTGCACTCTTTTGGTACTGTTGGCTCATCTGCACAAACGGAGAAGTAATCACTCCGCCCGTGGTCGGATGCTTGCCAAGCAGACCGTATGTACTTGTTGCCTCCTCGCACTGAATGTATCTGGCAAATGCCTGAGCATAGGCTTCGATAAGTCTGGGATTGACCAGTTTCTCGCAGTTGCGTTCCTTCAGCCACAGCCATGTTTCTTTGTAGATTTCATCCGCACCAAGTGGAATACCGTTTTTCTGCCTTGCCGACAAGTAATCGCTCGGCTTTGGCATATCCACGCCATTCATCACAGCACCTTCTGGCAGGTCAACCACCTCCAGTTCTGTGGGACTCAGTGTGGGAATATCTTTTTTCAGTATCCGGACTTGCTGTCCTTTTTGTATTTTCTCGGCGGCAGGTGCCGGTTTATCTCCGGCACGTACTCTTCTGCCGCCACGATTTGTGCCGTCTCTCGCCATAATTTTACTTTCCTTTCTCGCTCTGGGGTTTAATACCCCGTTTGAACCGCCGTTTTTGTGCGTGTTAGGGGGCGCCGTTTTCCGGGACCTAAAGCCACAGGGATTTCACCGCCCCTACCAAGATTATCTGTCTCCAATCTCATGGTGTATTTTGTTATGACAGCTTTTGCAAAGGCTCATCAGATTGCTTCGGTCATGGGTGCCGCCCTGTGAGATGGGTACCTTGTGGTGTACCTCTTGGACAGGAACAAGGATGCCTTGCTCAAAGCACCTTTCGCAGAAGGGATGTGTCTTGACATAGCTGTCACGAATCCGTTTCCATGCTCTGCCGTACTTTTTATGCACATCATAAGCACGGCTGTACTGCTCGTAGTTCTTCTCCATCAGCTTTCGGTGCTGTTCACAGTATCTGCCGTCCGACAGGTTCGGACATCCGGGGTAAGCACAGGGTTGTTTTGGTTTTCTTGGCATCGGCTTACCTCCTTGTCGGCATAAGAAAAGCCTCCGCAGGATTGCTCCCATGAAGGCTTGGTTCTTAGTCTATTTTGCTATTATAAGTATATCACACCCATTAGATGAATTACAGATGAACTGAGGTGAACTCAGGTGAACTCGAGTGAACTCTTTTTAGGATTCCATCAGTTTTTCATTCAGTTTCTCCAATGCTCTGCCATGGAGGGAATAAAGCCATCTCTTCGTATAGAACAGAGAGTTTGCTATTTCGTCCCATGTTTGGTGTTTGAAATATCGGCTTATAAGAATGGTCTGATATTCGGGTTCTTCAATCTTACCGATTGCCTCAAGAATAATCAGCTTTTCATGTTCCAGCTTTTCTTCATCTGCCTTTATCTCATTTTCAAGATCGATATATTTAAGAATGGTTTCTTCCAGTCTTGATTTTCCATTATTATGATTTCTTGGCATATCATCAAACCTCGGAGATGAAATGCTGCTGCTCATATCCTTGAGGACTGCCAGACGTTCCTTCTTGGTCTGAATGAACTGTTCCATTCTCACAATCTTTCTAAGGCTTTCTTTAGCCACCATTAGCACCACCCCCGATTCTCGCCTTAACCGCATCGATAAGATCTGCCTGTGTTTTCTCTTTGATCCTTAGTGTCTTCATCACATCTTCATCGATGGTATCCTTTGAAATAATGTGGTGTATGACAACCGTGGATTTCTGCCCCTGTCTCCATAACCTTGCATTGGTCTGCTGATAGAGTTCCAACGACCAGGTAAGACCAAACCATATAAGGGTCGAACCACCACTTTGCAAATTTAAGCCATGTCCGGCACTCGCAGGATGGATTACAGCAATCGGTATATCACCGTTATTCCAATCTCTGATATCCTTTGAAGTCTTGATTTCACGAACCTCGAATCTTTCCCTGATTCGTTCCAAATCGTGGTTATACCAGTAAGCCACAAGAACTGGTTTGCCATTTGCACCCTCGATTAAATCTTCAAGTGCATCAAGCTTACGGTCATGAATATGGAAGACCTCTTTTTCTTCGTTATAGATAGCACCATTGGCCATCTGCAGAAGTTTGCCTGAAAGAGCAGCTGCATTTGCAGCATCAATCTCTTCATCTTCCAAAGACACCACCATTTCCTGCCTTAATTCGTCATATACAGACCATTCCTTTTCTGAAAGCTTTACTTCCACTTCGTTCATAATGCATTCAGGCATTTTTAGGAAATCTGCCGACTTCATAGAAATCGTAATATCCGATATCAGTCTGTAGATGGCATCTTCCGAACCCGGTCTTGGTTTATAGGAAAATATCATCTGCTGATTTCGTTTATCCGGCACAAAGAAATTCATACGATAATGCGTGATGTATCTTCCGAGCCTTTCTCCCATATCAAGGATTCTGAACTCTGCCCATAAATCCATAAGTCCATTACTGCTTGGAGTTCCTGTAAGACCCACGATTCTTTTTACCTTTGGTCTTACTTTAAGAAGGCTTTTGAATCTTTTAGCCGATGCTGACTTGAAAGACGATAACTCATCAATGACCACCATATCAAAATCGAACGGGAAACCACTCTTGTTGATAAGCCAGTCCACATTTTCTCGGTTGATGAGATATATGGAAGCTTTCTTTCTGAGTGCTACCTTTCTCTCGTTTTCAGTTCCAACCACAACAGAATAGGTAAGCTGGTTAAGATGATCCCATTTTTCAATTTCCGTTGGCCATGTATTTGATACAACTCTTATGGGACCGATAATAAGAATCTTTCCTACATCAAATCTGTTATAGAGGAGTTCATTGATTGCCGATAATGTTATAGCTGTCTTTCCTCAACCTAAGCCCATATCCAAAAACAATGCTGATACATCATGATTTAAGATGTGGTCAATTGCATACTGCTGATAATTATGTGGATTGAACTTCATTCGGCATCACCTCCAATCTCATCAAGAATTTTTCCAATCACATCAGCGTTATCAACTACATAGCAGGGAAAGCCTAAAGCTGATAACTGTTTTATTCTTCTTTTCTGTAAGGCTCTTGGTTTCTTGCCGGGAGCCTTGAGTTCTATAAAAGCCATTCTCCCTTTTGGAAGAAGAACCAGTCTGTCCGGCACTCCGTCAAATCCGGGAGATGTAAACTTGATGCAGAAACCACCTGCTTTTCTTACAGCCTTTATGAGTTTCTGCTCTACTTCTTTTTCACGCATTCGTGCCACCTCCATCAATGCTGAATTTGATGGTGTGACAGGGTAAGACCGTCATTTCCTATACTTTATATATAGACTTAATTTTTTTACTCTATAGAAAAGGATAGTAAATAGCCGTCATTAACTGTCACACCTACTGTCATTAGTCCTCTTCCATAAATTCTGTCTTGAGTCTTAAGCCTTTAATGTATCTGCCCTTACGGTCACGGTATCTTTCAAATCCGACCGTTTCCAAGGCTGTGTAGAAATCTGTTGTACTTCTTGTAAACTCACCCACCTGGGTACAGAAGATTCGATACTCGTTATATACCTCGCTCGACTTTGCCACATAGGCAGGGTCAAGTTCGCAGCGTTCACTTAAGAAGTAGGAAAGCCAGTCATTACTTTCCTTATAATGCTCAATGGCATCACGCACCTTCTGAGGAGGGTCAATCTTGTAATTATCTGCAATTACCTTTTTTGCACCTTCTATTACCCATGTAAGGATTGCTCCGCCTGCCTTGTCAAACAGATAGTCTGCATAGTTCTTGATATCGGCACTTCCTTCAATCTTGGCATCAAACGGAATAACGATAAGTCTCCTCCATGTACCCTTATCAATCGCACCGACCTTTGGCAGATGATTGGTATAAAGTACAAGTGTATGTGTCGGAGTATAGGAGAACGGATCTTTATACTTCTTTTCAGCATAGATTTCATCGGTAGAGCAGAGCTGCTTTACATTGGCAGTGTTCAATCTCATGCCTTCTTCAAGTTCTGCTGCAATCAGCATTCTTTTACCCTTTGCCTCGGCAAGTTCCGGCTTGACATTTCTTCTGCATCCAACTGTCAGCATATCGGCAGAGATGTTTCCTGAGTATGTACCAAGGACTCTAGCGATAACATTCCAGAAGGTTGACTTACCGTTTCGTCCTTCTCCATATGCGATAATGAGTGCCTCCACATACACCTTACCGATTGCAGAAAGACCAACCATTCTCTGAACATAATCGATAAGGTCTGTGTCCTTTAAGAAGAAAGTATCAAGTGCAGCTACCCATATATCTGCTCCATCACTTGATGGGTCAACGGTTGTCTGCTTTGTGATGAAATGCTCTGGTCTGTGTTCCATAGGGAACTTGATGCCCTGTCTTAAATCATAGGTAAGAGTCGGTGTGTTCAGCATGAACTCATCGGCATCAAGGTTTCTCTGTTCCACTTCAAGCATCGGACGAGCCTCTTTTAAAGTGGCTGCAATGTTCTTTGTATCTCTTCGCTTAATGGCATACTTCTTATAGACAGAAGCATCTTCATACATCTCGTAGGCATGAGCCTGCTGTTTGTTGAACATCTGCACTGCTTTCTTCGGACCCACGGATACAAGGATCTCCATACCACCGTTCTTTACAAGTTCATCCATAGTTTTTTTCATTTCGGTTTCAGCCTCTGCAAGCTGTCTTTCCGTCAAGTCCTGGGAAACACCCTGGGATTTTGGTTTTGACTCTTCCCAGAAACTGCCGTTGTAAACCATGTAATCGGTTGATGGGGAATAGCGAAGAATATCCTTATACTCCATTGCAAGAACCGTAGCCTGTCCTACATCAGAAAAATCTTCCGGCTTTAATCTGCAGTCAGAGTTGTACTGTTCGGGTGGAATGTATCCTTCTTGGTTTGACACCTTATTACCGAACTTTAATGCACTTCGCCATATCACCTTAAGTTCGCTTTCAGGAAGTGGTGGATTGCAGAGTTCTGCCTTCTTAAGGAATATCTGATAAGCATCTTCTGTATTTCCATATCTCTTGATAATCTTTCCGGCAATGTGACTCATAGTACTGTTACGCTGACCTTCCGGCACCTGCTCAAGACTTGTATCGAAATCAGCAAAATCATCCTCTTCCAGATAATCAAGAATGGTCTTGTCACCTTCATAGAACTCTACTTCATCAGAGTCATTTCCATAAAGAAATCTTGCAGAATCTAAAGCATTAGTATCGTAATAAGGAAAAGCGTCTGCAATCCTGCGTTTCATATCTGCATACTCTTGCTCATCCGATACAATCTCAATAGGGAAGAAGATATGAAATCTTGGTCTAGCAGACTTATCTCCCTTTGGAAGGTTGTGGTGTCTGCTATACGATACAGCAAAAGCAACACCAGGTATTTCAAGTGCTATATCAAGAGGAGTTACCCATTCATTCGGGTTATCCGAATGGTCATTATCACAATCAAGTGGAATGCAATCCGAAAACTCGAAGTTGTCCTTACTGCGATAATTCCCTTTATACTTTGCGGTTACATGATCCATCTTTGTTGCTGCAATAAAGGAGTCCTTGTCGGTAACAATCATCTTGTTGGGATACAGGCAGTTCCCGCTATTACCGACACAATCTGCTGTGTATATAGTGAAATTAAGCATATTCATTTACCTCCTTCATCGCATGGTCAAACCATCTGATCTTCATTCTTCTTTTCTTGGCAACACCGATTTCACGAGCCATACCACGGCTAACCACTCCGCCGAATACCCAAAGTTCCGTGCATTTTCCAAGAAGTACATAATTGAAGTGCATAGCCATTTCTCGTTCTGCCTCATTGCTGTCATCAATGAATTGCGGATAGAGAAGATGAGGTGTTACCGGGATAGCATTCTTATCAACGGCAAATCTGCTGTACGCTTTTGCATTCTTTACATTGTTCTCGATGTCACCTGAATACGGACTGCAAACATATACCAACGGAAGATAGGCAGCCTTTTTATCAGCTGCCATTTCTTCACGATGGATATTAGTAAGAGCATCATATGCAGTCGGGTCGGAATAACCCTCATGATTAAACTTATCAATGCCCATATCTTTTAATTCTCCTGTTCGATCTGCGGATAAATACCGTCTGCCTTCAATGTTTCGTAGATAAACAGTCTGCCTTTCTGCGTCCACTTCGTATGAACCTTCGTGTGCTGGCAACCGCAACGATCCTCATACACGTGGGTGTTTGTTTTTGTATATCCGCAATTAGCATATTTCTGATATAAAAGCCAAATATCAGACTGCTTAAACTGGATACCCGCCTTATGAAGATAGTCATTCATTTTATGAGCACTCCACCCATAGTCCTTTGCAATAACAGAAATGTTTACTGCATCTCTACATTTAAGTACCACATCGTAATAAGTAGCTTTCGGTTTCAGTTCAGCAATCTGCTGATTCTGAACAACCACTGTTTCAAGCAACTCTGTATTCTGCTTCTGCACAAGTTCAAGCTGTCTGTTTGCAAACTGTAATGCTCTCGCCATAATAGCTTCCGGTGAATTCCACTGTTCTTCCACCGCAATAAAATACTGACGGAATTTACGACCGATATCCGAACGTTGAATCATGCAGAGTTCCTTTGCCATCGCAATGGTAATCTGATGGTCTACTGCAGGTCTGCCACCTGTACTTTCGCTCAAAAATGAGCTAAAGTCTCTGCCTTCTACAAATCCGTAATCACACATTCTTGGAAACCAGTCCTTGTATCCTGTTTTGACTTCCAACGCCTTGTAAAGTTCTCGACCACTCACAGTGGGTCTGTCACTGTCAAAATTGATTCTGATTAATTCATCCATACGAATTACCTCCTTAAAAGTAAAATTTCTCGGAGGGATGTCACCCTCCAACTGGTAGCCTTGGAAGAGTGACTAAAAGGACGTTTTTGAAAAAAATTTTTTTAATTTGTTGATTACTCTTCTGTAGCGATGACTTACATTGTTTGGCTCGTCATCAATTCTCTCTGCGTACTCGCTTACAGTTAATCCATCAAGTACAATAGCAATAATCATATCTGCTGCATCCGGCTTGAGGATACTTCTCAAATAGTCGCAGTAATGTTCATACTGCCATTCGTGGTCAATTCTCTCTACCAGTTCATCAATATCTTTGGTAAAAACCGACTTGTCCACAGCCTTGGCCATAATTTTCTCTTCGGTGTTGACCTCTACAACACCCTCTTTGTTCTTCATCTTGGCAACACCCGCATGACGGTCATGTTTATGCCAGTTGTTGTAATCCGGACGATTGAATCTTTTTTCGATTTCTTCCTGGATTCTCTTTTCGTAATCCTCCTGACTTTCTTCTAAAATGGAAATGTTTAACCATTTTTCCAATTCCATGTTGTCGACCTCAAGTGTCTGATACTCGTTCTCATAGCGAATCTTAATCTTCATAGTTTCCTGCCTTTCTGCCTGGTTCTTGCAGAAGGGCAAAGGAAACAAATAGGGTCGGTGCCTATAGAAGTACCGACCCATGAATTGCCTGGAAAAGGGCATAAGGAAATAAGGGTACTTCTATCGCACCTTTCACAGGTTGTCCTGTGATCGATGCCGATATCTGTATCCCAATGCCCTTATAGCTAATCAGGCCTTGTGATATTAATTTTTAAGTGCCTCTGGCACTCAGATGGATACGCATTTCTGTGTACCCATCTCAGTGTCAGTTGTTTTTATTTATAGTGTACACTGGAAAATTTCCCTGTGATGGACACACCGTGTCCGCTGAAAATTGCCATTAAACACAAAAAGCCGGAGTTACCTACTTTGCCTATAAAGGCTTTGTAGATAACTCCGGCTTTAGCTCCACGATATAATAATTCGGGGCAGTTTGCGGTAGTTCCTATCACTTACTGATTTGAGGCTTTTGCCACCTCAACCTGGTAGACCACATCTTCCCAGGGAATTTTTTCATATTTGTTTTTATCAGTTTTCTTTTCAAGAAAAACCTTACCGTTGTCAATGACAACATCACAAAAGCGCGGAGGCACCTGTTTGTCACTACGGAGATTTCTGATTGGTACTTTTTTTACCATTAGCACACCCCCTCTTAAAATGGAAACTCATCAGTGTCGTCATCTTCAATATCATCTTTCATAAAGGAATCGATGGCGTACATAACATCGTTGTTTACCTTCGGATGCTCCATTCGTTCCTTCACTACTGAAAACAACACCTCAAGAAGTGGTGCAACGGGTGTATCATCCTGCGATGCAACCAATAGCTGACAACCTTTATGTGGAACAGACATCCACGCTTCCTTTGCATAAGCGGTCATGTCACCCGTCCTGTGAACACTTTTCTCAATGTCCATAAGGTAAAGCGTTGTACCATTTTTCAATCTCAGATTGAAGCAATCACCGCAAATATATGTGTGAGGACCAAACGTCTTAGAATTAAAAACAATACGTGTTACTTCCTCTGGGTATTCACACTCAGTTTCCTCATAGAATGTCTCTTCGGCAAACAGTGGATGATAAACCCAACCATTGATGTCTGCCTCCATTCTATTAAGATTGAAAGCGGTTTCTCTATTCCAATCCAACTTGTCCTTAAGCGTATCTGCTTTTAATTTATCAAAGAAACTGACGATGTATTGCTCTGTAGGCGTAAGACCCGTAAGGTCAACCGTAATAAGGGTATCAATGCTAACCTTGAGTAGTTTTGCTGCAGTAACAATGAATTCCATGCTCGGTTCAGCAGTGTTACCTTCTTTTTCAAGACGGGACATATAACCCAAACGGATACCCGCCTCCTTCTCAATCTGGCCGATTTTAACATCTGAGTTTTGTCTAAGTAATTCACGGATATTAGAGAAACAAAGTGTTTTATTGAAATTTTTGTACTCTCCAATTAAAGTCTCTAACTCCGTAAGGTAGCTTGCCCACTGGTTGCGTTCTTTTTCCAACGTTTTATATCGAGCAAGAATGTCCTCTTCTGTTCCATATTCCTCAGAAAGAGTGTATGCCTCTTTAGAATCTGCAGACTCGCTTATTCTTTCCCATCTCTGCGTTGCATCCTCAAGTTCTCCCAACCTGGAATTGTAGTCATCTATCTTTTGCTCCACAAGTTGGTGCTTTTCCAATATCTCGTCTTTATGAGAAAGACCCATACTTGCCGTTGCAATAAAACCTCTGATTAAATCTTTATCATCGATTTCACTGATTTTCATGTCAGTGAGTTTTCTTTTTTTTGACATACGGCACCTCCATTTCGCATTTTCGTGATATTATTATATCATATTTGTATTTTTTGTCAATATTTGCAGTATAATATTTATATTTGCATTTAAATGCAAACATAAATATTATACTTTCATATACAAAAATGACCCGGAAGAAATTCTTCCAGGTCAAGATAATTACCGGACACGTCATGTCCGTTTTTTACAAAAAATTTTAAAGTTCTACATCATACTGCCTCAGATAATCTCTGACCGCCCATAACGGCTCCGGATACTTCATGTGCAGAGCTTCACTAATCCACTGATGCTCCGGATTCATAGGTTTCAGCTTACAATCCAAAACATCTAATAACTTATCACTGATAACAGGAGGGAGATTCATTCCGAAACAAATTAACACAGCGGTGTTCAAATTCGGGTCCGTCTCTCCCTTAACAATACGGCTGATTGTTTTAGGGTTTCTTTCAATCAAGTCACCTAAATCGGTGTATTTCATATTACGCCATTTCAGCAGCAACTCCATACACTGTTCTGGGTCATCCGTCATCTGTCTGCGAATTTCAAGCCATTCAGCCTGTTGCTTTTTCCTCATTGCAACCTGTCGTTCTTGTGGTGCATTCTGATATCCGTTATGGAATGTGATATCAAAGGTAACATCACTCGACTCACGGTTAAGGAAACACGCTGTGTGGCAAGTAGACTCCACTTTGCTTGTGATAGCCATATCGAAGACAAGACAGCATTCATCCATATGCGCACGAGCATAATCGGTCAATTCAAGGTTGCCTTCTTCACCGTAACCCACATAAAGTGGAGCATTATATACATAATGGTTATCTACGAAGAGATAATCGCCATTTGCTGTTTTTTCACGAAGTTCCAAATTCACAAAACGCTGAACGGCAGCATCCTGGGCGCTCAAAGTAAATGTCTGATTTATCTTAATTGCACCCTTACGGAAACCGTGAGGTTTTACATAGTGATCGTCAACATAGTTGAATGTTCCGATAGCCTCTTCAAATCCAAGTTCAACTAAACGAATTTTTGCGGCCTGTCTTGAAACACCAAAGTCCTGCTCCAATGCTCCGATTACCATTTCCATGACATCGACTGTGTGCTTTGCGTTGGTATGCTTCATGAAATAGGCTATGTATTCTTTTGCCTTTATAGTGAATGGCTCTTTCGGCATCTGAATTCTTGGAGCAAGTTGATTAGCCTGCCTTTCCATATATTGTGTTGATTTTATGGAAATCCTGGAATCTGCCTCCCCCAACACCTCACAGCTTATATGTGAAGCATCAGCATTGAAAAGTTTCTCTAATTTAAAGGCTTTTCTGTGTTTATGCCAATGAACACACTCATGAACAATGGTATTGTTGATTGAGCCAAGGTTACGAAGCAGGTACATCTGCGGGTCCACTACTATCGTTTTGCCTTTGATATGTGTAGGCACATCAGCATCTGCGGTGGCATCATACATTTCTGCATCCGTATCATCAAAATATATCTGCCCAAACACAGAGGCATCCTTGCGGATGCGTTGGCTCTTTATAGTCAGTTCCATTTTGTTAGCAAGCACCGTAGGGTCAACCCATGCTGGAGCCTGACCTCTCATTGGAATGCGCAGTGCCTCCGGAAAAATATCGCGCAAAAAGTCGGTAGCCACGTCTTCCAGTTTTTCATATTGAATAATAGGCACAAGCGTGTCATCCATCGGATTCTTCAATCGACTTTTCCCGTTATATTTCGACACGCTCAAAATTTCAAAATCGTCGAGGTTTTTATCCAGATCACCGCGACAATGAACCATCATCCAGACGATATTTTCATCGTAATCATCGTAGTGGTAATCTCCCTCGTGCGTTTCAAACCAAATGGATACTGCCACATCGAAATGTATCTCCATGCCGGGTTTGTCCTCGACCCACACATATTCTACCTTAACATCGGAAATTTCCTTCTCTCCGGCACGGTGGATTCTCCTCAATTCAATACCCAATGAATCAAGGTTTGCCTCCAGGTAGCTTTCGGCAGCTGCCCAGAAATTATTATCAAATCTCTTTTTTACATATTCAGCAAATGAACGATGCGCTGCCATAACTCCACCCTCCTTGCCATGCTTAGAGTTTCAATATAGAAAGGTCAATCTTTCTTCCTGACAAATAACTTTCATATGCTATCGTAGCGGGAAGAAATCGAACTTTTATACTTTCAAGTCCAAGTTTAGAAAGCATCTGTAAGGACACCGATTCTTTGTCTACAGTATCATTTTCTTCGGTTGGCATTAGAAAGCAATTTGTAACCACGGAAAACTTATGTTCACCTATGAATTCTTGATATGCCAATTGATATAAGTATTGCTTGGTAACTGATTCAATGCCAGGTTGTCCTTTAGGTGCATTACCCGGTTCTAACTTAACATTGTAATATTTGGCGTCAAATATAATAAAATGCCAATCACCATTAAACACAGAGATAGAAACAATATCAGGAATCAAGGTATCAGCCGCTGTTTTTCCTGTTACTGTCCATAATGGTTTTTCAATTATATCAATCAGTTTTTCCTGCTTGTTATACTTATCCCTTAAAGGGATAGGCAATCTTAATGCCCCCAATCGTATATCAAGCTGATTGTCCATGATTTCAGCACAGACTTTTTCCCAGACAAGATTAAAGCTGTTAGTTCCAAAAAGGGACAGACAATCCACATCATATAGACTTCCGCTGTGGTCAAGGTAAGTATAAATTGTTTTCAATACAAGCTGTTTTCTTGTATTGAACTGGGTACCTAATTCTTTTTCAATATTATATAGAATAACTTCTTTATCGCCAAAGTCATCCAAAGTTTCTTCCGAAAGGTCGATACCCATAAGTTCAAATAAATTCAACAATCCTGCATCCTCAAGTTCTTTTGATGCAACAGTAAGTACACATTCGTGCAGACGCTTAAAATAATTGTGGTCGTCAGAAATCCTTTTCCTCGTTTGTAAATCTACATAATACGGACGATTATTAGAAATCATTGCAAATGTCTCATTAATTGTTTTATCCCAAATTATTTCACCCGAACCATTACTCTCAACTATGTCATCCGTATTTTCGTAAATACCATTTTCGTAGTAGTCCTGCATCAAAAACAATAGCACTGCCAATAAATTAAACGACCTGCTTTCGCTGCTATCATTAAACATCCGAATAATCTGTTCTTTCGAATTATACTTCTCTAGAACCTTAATAACCTGTGTTAATTCCCGCTCTGGATATGTTGAAGTTAACAAATATTTAGGATAGCATTTCAAAACAATCCCTGATACAACGATGATTCCCACATAGGTAAAAACATAAAGGTATTCGTTTTCTCCAATTTCAACGTCAGAAACTTCTATATCTTCATCGACAAGTTCTGACATATCCCGCTGTTTTTCTTCTGCTTTTACAGCTTTTAAAACTCCGAATTCCTTGAGTTTACGGATAATTGAAACTGTTTTATCCTCTGAACAAGAAAAAACTTTACAGAGTTCTTTCTGCGTGTACCTTCTTTGTTCTCTTACAAATTCAGAGTGCATTTATGTACCTCCCTTTACTCGTCACCGACAGGAGATGTATCCGCCAGGTCTTCCGGCGCTGCCTCAAGCTGAATATCGCGATGGAAGATATCAATTCCTTTTTTCCCGAATTCCCGACAAATCTCCGAATAACGACTACTGTTTTCGAAGCAGCCTTCAAACAATTTCGAACGTTTCTGCTTTGCTGCATCCTCAAACAAATACATAATTACTTTGCTCTTAAATGTATGGATAAATCTTTCATTATCGATTTCCGTACCTTCTTCAGGAACGACAATATTTCTTGCGATGAAGTAAGGACCCAATTGCTTATCTTCATTAATCTTCTCTTTTGCCAAGAAGTTATTTATGGCCTTTCGTAGCTTATTCCACTCTACTTTATGCTTGGTATTTCCTGTTCCAAGAACAACTGTTTTACCAATCAAATCCTTTTCGCTATCATCAATTCCAAGATAAGTAAAATCCCACCTACGCTTAAAAGCAGTATCCATTGGGAACACTCCCTGATCAGCACTGTTCATCGTGGCCCAAAGAAACATATTGTCTGGAATTTTAATAGTTTCTATCGCACTCTTATCTACCTCAAGTTCCTTAGCCAGATAAGTACGCATTTCATTTGTCGTTGCAATTTCATATTCACTGGCATTGTTTGATGCTCTATCAAGCAACTGAAATACATCACCAAATACCGCAGCCACATTGGCTCTATTTATTTCCTCAATTATAAGCAAATGTGGTTTTGGGTTATCGGTCATTGCACTTTTGAGTGCCTTCGCCAATACACGCATAAAAGGTCCAGGAACATACTCATATGCAATTTCTTCCTTTACTTTTACATCCGAAGCAAGTGCCACGTATGGTCTAAGTGCTTTTCCGTGATTTCTTTCTACACTATTATCCCCAACAGCATCTGTTCCATCTTGCTTTCTTGTTTTAAAGACTTCATCCGTATACAAACCTAACAAAATAGGTAGTCTTGTTAATCCATCATCCTTAAATTTTTCATATAGCAAATCATATTTTTGTTGCGCCGTCTTTGTTTTATCTAACAGTACAGAAAGAACATCTTTGCTTTTAGCATCAATTATGTCAGAACTTCCACCAACCATAACAGGCTTATATGTGCCGACAAAATTAGCATAAGAGTAGTCTGGGTGGAAAGTAACACGTTCTTCATATCCACCATCTACTAAGAGTTTCTTTGCCTCTCTGTTAAGAGTAAAACTTTTTCCTGTTCCTGGTGCGCCAAATATAATCCTATTTCTCGGATACTTGCTCTTAATACCAGTATAGAAATCAATCTCTTCAAAACCCTTTTCAGATACGGTATCCTCTGAAGACCCAAAGTTTTCAGGCATTGTATGTTCAGCGAGTTCGCTTATGTGACCTGTATGTAACCAATCGCAGTTGCGAAGATAAAAATACAAGAATTCTGGTCGAAATGCACATGCATATTCACCTTTACCTTTGTCTTGCTGAACAAATCCTTCTCTCATTGCTTTCGCAATGCTTGTGATTTTTATCTGTTTTGAAATTGGTGTTTCAGTAGAGGCTGCAGCCGAAGCTATAACTTTCCATGTACAGAGAATGGTTTCACCATCTCGATTATAAACGCCTAAGAAAATAGCCTTTTTACCTTCTTCTCCTCTTTCAAAAACATAGTTGAGGTATTTTGCTTTTGGCTGAATACGCTGTTCGTCTTTCAAGCCACTCCTACCGCCAGGAGTTGTTCCTTTAGCACATATAAATACATCCCCAATACCATCATTCCCTTCAGGAAACGTAGCATGGAAAACATCATCATATCCTGTAACCTGTTCAACATAAGCGGGAAATGGAAATTTATTAAACGCAGAATCAAGGCTTTCCAATACCTGTTCGGCAGAAAAATTGTTGTTTTTATCATACTCGACAGATACTATTTTTCCACCCTTATCTGCAAATTGATATTCTGGCATTAATATGTCCTCCCTTCAAGTCAATATTATTCGGTTGTAAAATACTGACGCATTATCTCACTTGCGACTATATTAGCCATTTTTACCGGAACAGCATTTCCAACCTGACGCCACTGGTCTCTAAAATCTCCACATAATTCGTAGTCGTCATCAAAAGTCTGAATTCTCTTAATTTCATTGATACGAAGAAATCTGTTTGTCCAATGAAATGGACCCATATTATTGGAAAAGCTGGCCTGTATTGTCCATGACGGTCTATCGGGGGATAGCTTCAATAAGAATGACCAATACCTAGAACGCCATTTAAAAATCGGATTTGGATATCCTCGTTCAGCCGTAAAATAAAGATAATTATCTCCAGGAGGAACGAGTTTTAACAAATCCTTGTGTTTTGAACCCGCCTGCATTTCTTCATCCTCTGGCAGAGGATAATCCAAATCACCAATTGCTTCTTTACAAGTTACCCACGGTTTCTTATTTGCAGATGCTGCGTCCGGCTTTTCTGGGTTATAATGAGTCTCCTCCGGAAACACAAATTTAGATCCGAAATCTCTACGTACACCCACACAAATGAATCGTTCTCTCGTTTGAGGAACGCCATAATCCGCTGTGTTAACAACCTTGTAAGTAATATCATAACCGTACTCTTCAGCACGTTCTTTCAACAAATCAAAAGCGGCCTTGTGTGGCTTATAGACAAAACCAAATACATTCTCAAAGAAAAACACCTTAGGCCTTATTTCATCCAATGCTCTAAAGTATTCATACAGCGTGAAGGAATTCTCGTCCTCAAGTGCACGTTTTTTCTCCGTGCGATAGAATCTGGACTTTGAATAAGCAGGGCAAGGAGGCCCCCCCACTAAGACATCTATATCTGACTTTTTCATGTTTATCTGTGCAAGACAAGCGTCATAGTCTATTTTGCGAATATCATCACATACTACAAGTTTTCCGACTTTATTTTTCTCAAGCGTGTCACAAGCGGGTTTCCAAAAATCAGTTGAGAAGCAGATATCAAATCCGGCTTTTTTGAAACCGCAGTCAATACCGCCACCACCTGAGAATATGCTCAGTACATTTGGCAT